ATAGATTTAGCATTTTGTACTGCTGTTCTAAATGTAGGTCTTGTTGTTGCGCCGCCAGTTGGATTAGCATTATGAGCAAAATTTGACTTATCCGTCCATTGTGTAAATGTATCACCATCTAAAACTGAAGGTATAAATTGTCCACCTGAAGAAGCGTCAAACCAAATTTGTAGAGTTGTAGCTGCGTCTGATACGGAATCTTCAATAGTATCTAATCCACCACCAGATGAAAATTGTTGGTCATAATATCCTTTGTATAACTCTCCTCTTTCAACTGAATCTGCAACTGTTCTACATCTAATATAAACTTCAACAGTATCACTAGTACCTGGTTTTGTATAAGTTCTAATACCAGCTGAGATAGTTGAATTTGCACCATCAGCTGAATCAGGATATGTGTCGCTTATTGTAGCGGCGTTATCATACTCCCAAATACCATCAGAACCTGGAACATTTACCCAAGCCATGTTTATACTCCCGTTTCTTTTTCTATATAATTGTATAGAATTTGTGTATTAACATCATGGAAATCTGATACTATGTCAATAGCAGTTTCAACTCTATCAATTATATTACCGTCTTCTTTTTCTAATACTTTATAAAAATCATTTACAACCTCTTTATGAAAAGGTGGTAATTCATTAAAAGCATTAGTGTCATTTGTTGACATCAAATTACTTAACTTCATTCTCCACTGGCGCCTGTGTTTCGGTTTCAGTTGGTTGATTAGGTTCAAAAGTAATCTGCTGACCTTGGTCATCAAAAACTTGGTCAGTTCTATCAGACACACCAGCATATTCTGGTTTAGGGTCACTAAAATGTACTTCAGGTGTTCCATTAAATATATTTTTAGCAACTTCAACTCTTTGTGCGTCTAAACTAGCCGCTACTTTATCTCTTAATGCGTCTTTAAATGCCTCGCCAGCTTCAGCGTTTGCACCGTTTGATAAATGGTCTATAAAACCTTTTACTTGTTCACTCATTTTTTATCTCCTATAAATTTCCACCAGTACCAGGAATATCTTCCGATGGTGCTGATATAATACCTTGGTCAATTTCTTTCTTAATTTGTCTATCAATATCTTCCATATCTCTTTCAGATTGTTTTAAGATATTCTTTCTAACATATTCTACAGAAAAATATTTACCAACATAATCTCTAACTTCATTTGCTAATCTTAATCTTTCCATTAGCATTTCACTTTCTTTTAATTCAGCAAAGTGACCATCTTGTAAGAAATCATACATTAAAGTATCTCTTACAATATGCCAGTCTTCATCTGTAATAACAGCTTTTAAGACCAATTGAGTTCTTAGAATATCGTTAAATAATTCTGTAAACTTCTTTCTTAATCTTTGAACAAACTTTGTAAATTTAAGTTCATCTCTTGTAATTTCTTGTGCTCGGCCAAGATTAAAACCTTGACTAGCTTCTAATCTACTTACAGGAACATTTAAACTTCTATACAGTTTTGCTCTAAAGTATTCTATGTCTGTGATTTCACCTAAGTTCTGACCGCCTGGTAAAGTTGAAATATCAGTACCTCTACCACCTTCTCTACTTGGTAACCAGAAATCTTCCAACATAGACATATAGTTTCTGTCATCTCTAATTTCTCCAGTAGAAGCGTCATAGACAAGTTTGTTTCTATATCTTGCCATAACATCTCTAAGGTATTGTTCAGCCTTAACTTTAGGTAAATTACCTACATCAATTTTAAAAATTCTTCTTTCAGGCGCTCTTGCGATTCTGTAAATAACAGCAGCGTCTTCAATCATTCTTAATTGATTGACAGGTTTAATTGCCTTATGTAAATAAGACAAGACCATATTTTTATTTTGGTCAATCATACCAGATGGCACAAATGAGATTGTGTCTGGTGCAATTTTGATACCGCCAGATGTAGTGTTTGTTATACCTTTTTCGTTAAACAAATAGTATTCTTCAAACTCGTCCATTACTGTTAATCCAGCAGGACCATATACACCTTCAGGTCTTCTCTTTCTTACTTCTCGTATCTTCTTAATTTTACGAGGGTCAATATATCTTAATTCTGTGATACCTTTTCTTGGTGATTCTCTATCAATAACTTTATGATAATAAATTCTACCATCAACATACCATCTTCTAAAGATATCGTGTCCTTTGGTATTAAAATTTAATAATCTTAATATTTCTTTAAATTCGTCTTCTATCTTTCTTCTAACTTCACTACCGAACGGAAGATTATCCAAGTTTAGTTTTACAGCATCTTTAAGTTCATTAGCAACAACAGCTTCGTTAATAATGTCCTCAATTGCCATATCACATTCTGGATGTAAAGCAATTTCTCTATATCTTCGGATTAAATCTTGCTCAGTTTTGGCAGTACCTTCCATGTCAAGGTACTGACCAAAATAACCACCGGCGGCGACGGTAGTAGTACCGTCATCCGCTTGTGGCTGTGTAAAGCTTTGTTTTGGATCCGGTTGTTTTGGCAACCGTGTGATAGAAAATCCAAATAACTGCGCCATAATATTATTCCTTTGTGTTTTCTACTATTTATGTATTAAGTAGTAGTGTTACTTTCAAAGTATTGATATGCAAAAGTAACAGAAAATTCTTCAATCGCTGTTGCTTCGTCATAACTCAACTCAATGGGAGCAATCGTTGTAGGAAATACACCTCTTAAAGTGTATGACTTAATCGTTGCACCGTTTCTATCTAACTGGTCTACAAATGCGTCAACTTGATAATCCGCTGGATTTGTCAAGCCTTCGTTATCTGTTAAGTTATTGATACCATTAGACCATCTTTCAAACGCATTTCTTAGTTTGAAATCTGTGTCGTTGTAAACAGTAACAGACCAATCTTCAATTGTTCTATCACCAGCAATCTTAATAGCTCTACCTCTAAAAGGTACATTAAAACTAGGTACAGTCATACCTGGTAATGATGTTGCTCTACATAAGAATGCTAGGTCTTCTATTTCTCCACCAACTTGTGCGTAACCAGGAAAAGGCATTGTAACCTTAAACTGATTGGCTCTAGCGCCGCCGCCTGCAAGTTTGGCTTTGAAGTCATTAATGTTTGGCATTTTATTTCTCCTTTACCTATTAACCTGCAACTTCGTCAAAGCTGACGCCAGTTCTGGTAGCGATGAATTGTAGTGTAATAAAGTTGATACTTCTTGCAGGCTTCACAAAGATTTCTGCAATAAATTCATTTCTATCAACTACTTCACCTGTGTTGTTTGTTTCATCACACACTACTAAAAAGTCTGTGATACCTCTACGACCTTGTACTTCTCTTAGGAAAGGCTCTACAATGTTTCTAAAGTTCGCTCTTGTAAATTCATCATTGAATTCAAACAATTGGAATTTAGAAGCAGTTGAAATTGCCTTCTCTAAAGTGATGAACAGTCTTCTAACATTGATTCTATCAAATGCTGAAGGTGCCGATAATCCAGTTTTGTCACCGAATAATACAGTACCTTGTCCTGGGAATGTTGCCACAGGATTTACTCTAGCTCTGTATAATTCATCTCTATGTGTCTTTTGTGGATTAAACGCAAGTTTCACAGCGCCTCTAACAATACCTCTGTTAAAGCCTGCTGGTGAGTACCAAGCGTCTGCTACTAAATCTGTTCTAGCAGCTAAACCAGCCATGTCACCGTTTAACGGTACATATCTGTAAACATCATTATATCTGTCGTACATATATTTGTAACCACTGTCAAACACAACATAAGAAGATGAACGAATTCCGTTAAAGAATCCAATCACATTATCTTTTTGTGTATTTGCGTCAGCAACACCAACAACATCACTTCTTTCTGGAGAAGCGAATACAACTGCGTCTTTTCTATTTTCTGCAATTGTAATTAAGTTGTCAATATGAGTTGCGTCACCGTCACCAGCAATGATTAATCCTACATCAACTGTTTCAGCGTCTTGGAATTTCTCATACGCTGTTTTCTTTTGTCCAGTTGTAGCAGTAGAACCGTCTGAACCGTTTGCTAACGATACAGCACTCACTGTTGTTACAGCAGTAAATGTAGTTCCTGAAGCAGCTGAGCCCCAGTTTGAACCGCTTGAGTTGTGGTCCATCCAATAAATGTAACTTGACTTATTGTAAATTACATTTGGATAATAGTTACTGTCACCTTGAGGTGTTTTAGCGTCTGAAGCTTTTGAAACTGCGTCATAAGTTTCTAAAACATCACCCTTAGTTCCAGTAATACCACCGTCTTCGTCAATAACTACGATATGAATTTCATCACCTGAACCACCTCTTGCTGATGCATATGGTGAAGTTCCTGGTGCTTTATCAAACAAGTCGTAATGTCTCCATCTTCTTCTTACATTAGCACCGTTTGTAGGGGCTGAATGTAAACCAGAAGAGTCTGACGCTGTGTAATAAGCTGGTTCTTCTTTTCTAACAATTGTTAAATCATTAGTTGCTACACTAATAATTCTGTACTCGTATTGGTCACCAAAGTTAACAATATCTCCTGCATTAAAGCCTGTTCCAGATGAAACAGTAACAACAGTGTCACCGACTGCCATAGCGGCGTCAGCGATAGTTGTTTTAGCTGTTTCTTCATAAGCAGTAGCAGATGGACATGATTCAATCTTTAGATTGTTTCCCCATGCACCAGCTGTTCTAGCTGCCCATAATC